TAGTTGAAAAGGCATCGTTATACTCCTTATATAGTGTTAGGCTTTCAATTTCGTCTTGTATTTATAAAACGGGCGTTTTTAGTAATTGAGCCAACCGGAGGTTCGTGCTGTTTCTTCTACTTCTAGATCGTAATCGTTAAACCCAATAGGTAGCATTTCTTCATAAAGGTCTTCTTCGTGGCGCTGTTTTAGCTTCTGTAGCGTATTGATATCGGTCAAATCGCGGAAGAATCCTTGATCCGAAAGCCAACCGAATAGCACAAGGCACATCACCAAGTCATCGTTGCATCCGGGTTCGGCCTCATACGAAACGCCTTTGCGCGAAAATGTAGAAAGCTCTTGAATGGTTTGGAAATCGTTAACGATTAGCTGATCCTGCTCCACAAGCATCTTCAGCATGTTGCATCCGATAGCCTTGACAGACTTCGTTGTGCGGATTCCCTTATCTACATTCCGACCAAACCCACCCGATATGCGCTTACCTGCGCGACCAGCGGATTCGGTGTATAGGATGGTTTCCACTTCATAGTCGTAATGTAGCACATCTGATACCTGTTCACCAATGTCATTGACTTCGATCAAAATATATGCTTCATTGTATATTTTAGTCAGTCGATGGATGATTTCCGCATAGTCGATAGGCGTGACCATATTGTCACGGAAAGCACAAACTTGTCTGTAAGGCATTGACGTTATATCAACTATCTGAAATGCTGAGTAATCGAGACCCTTGCCTCTTGACACGTCAACAACACAAACGTAAATGTGACCTTCTTCGGGTCTTGCGTATTGTCGGATTTTATCCTTTTCAAATATCGGCGTTCTTGGGGTTAGTTGCTTTAACTTAGAGCCGTCGATCAAGGTTCCTGACGAACCCATGAACTCGTTTTCGTATTCCTGTTTGAACTGCTCTAATCCAATGTTGGACAACGTGACTCTTTTCCACTCTTCGTCTCGTTTTGGGTGCTCCCACCATTCAACGCGAATGGGATAGAAATCATTTGCGCCTTCTTCTGCTTTTGTGTATATACTATAGAACAAGTCTAAGCCGTTCGGGGTGCTGGTGATAATCACCTTTGAGCTTTCGCCAGAAGACACAACCGGATATGTTGATTCCCAGAACTCGTTTTGTTGATCTACGTGTGCAAACTCATCTAGGTAGATAACGTTGAAAGAGAATCCTCGGATAGAGTCTGATGATGTAGCAGCGGCCATGATCCAGCTACCGTTTCCCAACACCATACTACCTTTATTCCATTCCTTCACACCGGGTTGTAACCAAAGCGGAAGGTTCTCATACATTCTTTGAACTCTAGAAAGGATTTCGCGTGATGTGGCAGCTTTGTTAGCCAAAATGCCAACAGCTTTATCGGGAGTGAATATCGCATAATGTAGAAGAAATGCGGCAACGACAGTGCTTTTTCCCATCTGTCTAGGTAGGAGATTTACAACGAATCGTTTATCTGTGAAGGCCCGAAGCATTTTTTCTTGATATTCGTAGGGTTCGAATAACTGTAAGCCGTGGTCAAGTGTGATGATTTTGCAGTATTTCTTCACAAAATATACGATATCTGTTGAGCATTTGACATATTCGTCTATCTGCTCTCTGGTAAACTCCATAGGTATACCAGATTTTTTCAAGAACGAGTTGCCGTTATATCCGATGTTTTTATTTGGGTTCATATCCAAATCCTATCTCGTTGTAGGTCTTACTAACCACCTCATCCCTATTACCCAATCTCTGTAGTAAATCACTTTTTGAATATGCAAGATTTGTCACAACAGTTTGATTTGAGTATATGCAATACTTGTATAGGGTGGGTGTTTTTATATCACCATCCACGCAAGCGTCTTCAAACGATTCATATCTGCCGAAAGGTGTTAAAAAATATCCCTTGAACTTCGGATATTCGCGCCCTCGTTTGGCTTTCATTTTATCGGAGTGGTCTGGTCTTTCCTTACCAAAAAAAGGATTTCTGTCGCCTGTTTTAGATTCACTCAATCTTTTTTTAGTTTCCTGTGTATGCTTTTTTCCGTAAAACGGGTTGCCACTACCAGAAAACCGTATAGATAGATCAGGCTTCTGGGCACCTTTTGTAGAAGGGGGGATACCGCCACCACTCATGATATTCCAACCGATGTGCATTTTTGGCCTAAGAGTCTTTTCGGAATCTTTCGCTTCCTGCTCCGTGAGGTTATCTGCAAGCAATATCATTTCGACATCATCGCCATATTTTTTCATTGCATTATGAACAGGGAAGTCTTGTTTTTGCTTATGCTCTTTGAATCGTCTTTCGGGGTTATTGGATATCCCAATATACCCCTGAGTTTGGGGGTCGATGTGGTTTTTGTGCTTTATCCAATATAAGCTATAAATAGACATGCTGGAATCCTTTCTGTGTGTTTCTAGAGTCAGTGGGAGGTCGGAGTCCGCGACTGACATACTATTTATCATTTTCCTTCATTTGCGTTATCATCTTTTGCAACTCTTCAGTGCTGCCAACAAAAAGGTTGTTGTTAGTCACCTGTTTCTCTTTTTCAGGTTCTGCTACCTTTTTCTTGCTTTCGTTCATCGCAACAAGGTCTTTGTTTGCGTCTATGAGTGTTTTCATCAGCGTCGAAATGACCTCATAAGCGCGCGGGTGTTCGCTTGCGCGAGCAAGGTCCATCATTTCGTCAAGCGCCTTTGTGCCGTTTTCGATCACATTATAAAAGTTCTCGCGGGCGTATTTGTAGTCATCGTCTGTGTGATCAATATCGGGTTTGCGAACTGGTTTCACTTCCTGCTCTACTATTTCGCCCTCAATAGGTGCGATTCCCAAAGACTCTCCAATAACATCTTTACTCATCAACTATCCTCACTATGTAAGCCCAACTATCGTCTATATCGATATCCGCATAAGGAACCGTTTCGTTTATATTTGTCGTGGGTTCGTTATTTGCAGTTAGGCCCGGTTGCACGTTGATAGACTCCACAATCTCTGCCGTCGTGTCGATCTTGTCGTAAAAGTTGACGTCAACAAACTTGATAACCTTCTTGGTCGAGCTAGGACCAAAGTAGTATCCTTTTAGGGTAAACTGCAATGTCCAGATGATTGCACGTCTGGTCTGGAAATCTGCTTCGTATGTGTCTTCTACTGACACGCTGTTTAGGATGATGGGGATATCAAAATACTGGTCTAGCTCATCAACGATTTTAACCGAAGGTGTCACATCCGGCTTGAAGTATGGCAGAATCTGTTCTAGAATCTTGATTCCGTCTTCGTTATACTTAGCCATAATGTTTAGCTGAAACTCCAGATCATATGGAGCGGGATTGTAATGGTACGACAATGAGGACGTGTCGCTTGGTGTGCCACGGACGATTCTATTCAAAGAGCCTAGCTTGCGTTCCGGGCTATATTGAATAGAGTTGATCTCGAAGGACATTCTTGGTAGTGTCATCGCAGGCGCTTGTAGGTTTGGGTCACCCTCGGTCCTTGCAAGAATCTTCTGAAATGGTGCATAGTGAATCGGAACCTTCATTCGCTGAACTTCGTTGCCAGCATTGTCGTCACGTGTTATCGTGATGTCGTTGAATAGTGTGCCGAACGTTGCCACATAGCGCCTTGTAGTTTGATTGTAGAATGTGTTACCGTACATTAAATATTTTCCCCAAATGGGTTGGTCTCGCTGAAGTCAAGTATGTTATCGGCTTCTGTCTCAATCGTGAAGTTGTCGCCGAATAGATCAACACTTTCGACATTTGCGACCGCCGTGTTTGTTGTCAAATCGTAAGGATCAAGTAGTGTGTCGATTTCATCGTATCCTGTCTGGAAGCGTTCGCCACTATATTCGTATAGTTCGCATCTCAGATCGTATGTCTGCAACTGACCCATCTGATAGAAAATGGCTTCGTGTTCGACGTGCATAACCTTGAAGATTTTTTCGTTTAGCGGTAGATAGATCAAATCACCTTCTTGTGGCCTGACGTCTTGAGTCCAACCGCCAACCTCTTTGTTGAATGTTCGCATAGCAATGGTAAGCGTCATGGAGTCGCGAATCTCTAGACCAAACTTGGACAGGAAGTCGCCGTCACCACCAAATCCGTCTACGTCCTTGATGTACATTTCCATCATGAAGGCTTTGTCGTAAATCGGCAGATCGTCTTCGTTCAACAGTTCGTCTTTAGCACCAATCTGACGGTTGATATACCATGCGTCGATACCAAAAATGCGGATCGATTCGATAATCAAGTCTTCGATTAGCTCTTGCTCAGACGAGTTTTTGAAGTTTGAGAAATAGAAATTCGTGGAAATTTTAGCCTCCCTGCGCCGGATTAACGGCCTTACAATCTAAAGTATTTATCGTATTTATCGCTATTCAATCTTCTGCCGATTGTTGCTACGCTTATGCCTAAACACAACGAGGCTTCTGTTGTGGATTTATATTCCACACCATCTATTGATATTCTATATCTAGGGTGGACTTTACCTTTGAGGCTTTCTGATATACGTTTCCTATGTTCCGTGCTATTGGTTTGCCCCAGTCTATTTTGTCGTCCCACCAATCCTTCTGATATCTTTGATCCTATCTCTTTTCGTTGTTCTTCTGATCTACTCTCCCACATTTTTTTACCGCCTTTGATATATGATTTTGACATGTCATATTCCAATAGACCTTCGGACACCAATCTTTTCAGTCTGGCGAAGGACGTGTTATGCAGTTTAGCGACTTCCCTGAGCGATTTATCATCATTCAGATCGGACTGTATTTTTTCGAGATCGAGTTCGAATTTTGCGTCTAGTGTTTTTATCATAGTCTGCTTGCGCTTTTCTACGACTTCCGGGTCCGAGCCTTTGTTGTCCCTTTCCTTTAGCCCCTTTTCATAATTCGCCCGAACATCAGGTCTTTGCATGGCTTCTTTTGTTCGGTGTGATATTTTTTCGGATATGGATTTTACGTTTTCTGGGTAAGCCGTCCAGTGATTCGCAACTAGGTTTAGGTTATAGTATCTAACCTTAACCTCCTCTTCTTTTATCATACTTAGCCATTTGTTTTCAGCGTCATACAAATCCTCACGCCTTTCGACATATTCTATAACTCTCCTTTTGAAGTCTTGTGGTCTTCTTTTGTAAGAATCTCTCATCCAAGTCGAGCTACAGATATATCCATCATCTTCGGTCCCCCAATGCGATCCAATGTAATATCTTTTATGCTTTCGGTCATACCATATGTATATAAATCCATACTTTTCTTGTTTCATAACACTCTCCTGTTTTGGGTCACAGGACTATTTATATAAAGTGTGTTTTCAGCCTATCAAATCATGAACGGGCAAAGAATATGAAACTATCATCTCTTCTTCTAGCATGCGGATTTCTTCGCGGGCGTCATTTAGGATTTGTTCGCCATTGAACTGCACATTCCCCGGCAACTGCATTCCAGTAAACTTTGTAAGGTTGCTGCCCCACTGATACTTGATTTTTGCTGTTGTGTAGTTCTGAAGCCATCTGTCCTTCCAAACATCTGTGTATGTGGTCGGATCAACAATCGAATAGCACTCTGCAACAATGTAGTCGCCTGTGTTCAGATTGTCCCATTCTGTGTCGATGTGTAGCTTGTTGACATGTCGGTTGTAACGAATCGGTTGCATACCCGTCAAGATTTCTTCCATGAACTGCAAATGCTGCATTGACATGTAGAAGTGAATCAGGTTATAATCCGCCAACTCGTGAATGTGGTTTAGGATGAACTGATACTGCGCGCTGAACATGTTGTTCGAAAACGCGGCGGAAGACGCTAGATTGAAGATATTGACAACCCCGATGATGTTTTCGGGAATCGTGATGTAACCGTTTTGTTTATCGGTATCTGTGATCTGATGCTTCAGGAAGATTTTTTCGGTGCCGTCGAAATGATAGTCGTAGTAGTAAGACAAAGCTTCGTCAATACGATCTTCGACCTGATCAATATCGACATTGATCTCGATGACAGGCTTACCCAACTTTCTTAGGCAATATTCCCTAAACTGATCACGTGTTGTCGGTTGTGCCATTTTTCTTCCTTTCGTATTCCTCTTCGGAACCCGGATAACGCCAAGCCCAGATTGCAACAATCGCCATTGCGATTGCGGAGTATATTGCGATATTTATCTGTTGCGTCATAAACCAAGTGAGCAATACTGTAGAAGACATCATTGCGAGCATCACGTATTTTAGTTTGGTGGGGAAGATTCGCTTTTCCTGCCAGTTAGTCAAGAATGGGCCAAAGTGCTTGTGATTGTAAAGCCAATCGTGCATTCGCTTACTTGACTTGGCGAAGCAGTATGCAGCCCCCACTAGGAAAATGGAAAACGGTATACCGGGGACTACAAGGCCCACATAAACCATGGCAAGGCACAGGAACCCTAGTGTAAACCAGACATATTTCATCACGGCTTCTCCGGCCAAGTCACAGTCCAAGGGAATCCTTCTTGTGAAGTGATATCGCGCAGAGACTGTCTGTAAGCCGCCCAGAGCGGGTCTACTGGTTCGCCGGTATCAGTTGCCCTGATAGTCACCCAATCGGTCTCAGCAAGGCGCTCATCGCGTTCTGTGCGGATTTGAGACGCTTTCATATCGGTGTCTGCTTCAATCTGTTCCGGGGTCTTGTCCTTGACGGTCCAACCAACTGTCCAAGTCTCGTTTTCGTAAGTGGGTTGATCGTCCCTAACCAGATATTGCGTTGCTTCCGTGTATTCGGGCTTTGTATCTTCCCTTACTGGATACACATGGTTACGCGCCAAGAATCTGTTATTGAGAAACTTTGGCAAAGATTTATTACGGTTTTCGTTGCGAAACATGTCCAGTGTATATGGGTACTGAACGATTCGATTTGCTTTATCTGTCTTGACAAACATCGTCTATCTCCTTATTCTATCAGCGATGAAAGATTGTAGGCGGCGCTAATCCTTTCGACGCCTTGATAAGTCGTTCCGCCGTCTGTTGTGTAAATGTCGAACACCTTCGAGTGATCCAGTAGGGGCATTTCGGGTGTTGTGTTACCTTCCCATGTGAGGTTATCTGGCCATGTGATGGTTTTATTTGGGGTAAGCAGATAATAAGCTCCTACGTTGTTCTGAAGACTCCCAATTGCCAAATGTGAGCCATCAGGTGATATATAAAGCGAGCGTGCATAATATGCGGGTTGAGCTATAGCAAGATTAAATGTGAAAGGTGTGCCAGCAGTAGATAAATCCCAAGCTGTGCCCAAATTCCGTACTGTCATATCTTCAAAACCTGTCGTATATGGAATTGTGTATACTTGTTTGCCGTCAGCACTTACAGCAACAGAATCATGCGCCGTTGATATTGTATCCGATTGAAGTTGCATCGTATCAATATCACCGTC